ATGTTCATTATAGAAACCTTGTTTGTTAGAAAAAAGCCACTTTAATTAGTGGCTTTTTTTATTAGTTTATTTTTATATGTTCTTTTGGTATAGCAACACTAAAAGTCAAATAATCTTTTATATATTTATTTTTATTCCAAATATAACTTGTGCAAGTTTCATCATCATAGTTTTCACACCAATCTTTATAACTTATATTTATAGTTGGTTGATCTTCTACATTCCAATCATTATTTTTTATTTCTTCTTCTAGTTCGTCAAAACAATCAGAACTGCATACATCACAACTTACTTTTTCATTGAGTTTTACTTTAATATATGTTTTAAGATTATCTTTACAACATTGCTGACAATATGTTTTTTTCATTTTATAGTTTCCTTTTTTTGTTATTATATAATTCCATTTTCTTTAAATTCGTCAATTAAACCGAATTTTTTACCAGTTTTTTCAAAGTGTTCAGAAATAACCATTAATTCGTAATAACTAAAATTATTATTACTTATTATAGTTTGAGTTTCTATTGCTTGATCTCTTGCTTGTTCTTTTGTTTTAGGTTGTTTTAATTCCATTTTATTTTTTCCTTTGTTTGTTTGTTAATAAATCTTTTTAAATGTTGACCAATACCAACAGCAACCAAAAGCAAAAGAACATTAAGAGAGTAAAAACAAACTCAACTATATTAATTAATATCTCTTTGCGTTTCTCTTGTCTTTGTATTGCTTTTAATTGCTCATTGTGAAAGTATCTTTTAAAAGTTTCTAGTTTGTAGTTCATTGTTTAGCCCTTCCTTTGCTTGTTTTTTCCTATACCCCAAAGTTTCTAAATTAAATATCTCTATTGTTTTAGACGCTTCATGTACCCCAAATTCCTTATCTATTTTTTGTAAAGTCATACTGATTAGATTTGATGAGTATGGTTTTAAATGTATAGTTTCTACATATTCTTTTATTTCATTCCTTAAATCTTTTAATGTTTTGTTCATTTTTAACCTTCCTTTGCTTAATTTAGAACTCTTCCAAATTTATCTAATTCTTTAAAATCTTTTTCGAATATTTCTAAATCATAATGAAGAATTAAGTATTTTTTTAATTCGTTGAACTCTTCGAACTCTTCGTGTTCTATAAAGTTTTCTTCTATGAAATCTTTATTTAATTTAACTATTACTAATTCGTATATGCTCTGATCTGAGAAACATTTACTTATGCAAAATTCATATCCTTTAAATGTTTGGTATTGTCTTTTTTCTTCCATTGTTAACCCTTCCTTCGTTTGAATCATATTTTATTAGTAGTTTGTTACGCTCTTTGTTTAATATCTTCAACTCATCTAAGACAATTTTATTTTTAATATCTCTAATTAAATCATCTTGTTTATTTGCTTGAACTCTTTCAAGCAATTCTTCTAAGTAGTCAATTTTGATATTCAATCGATCTATTTTTTTTTCTAAGAATTTGTTCATTTTTAATCTTCCTTTGCTTGTTCAAGTTCTTTTACTGCTTTGTTCCAACATTTGCTAAGAGTATCCTTTGCTTGACTTTTCCAATGCCTTTGGATATGAGCTATCTGACTCCAAGTATCTTGAGCTGATACTTCAGCTCTAACTATCTTTGTTATCGTATATAGTTCTTTTCTTGTTAGTTCTAACTTTATCTTATCATTCCATCTTTTATTCATTGTTAACCCTTCCTTTGTTTGTTTTGCCTTCGGCATAAAAACAATCTATAACAACTTTTTTTAATATCAAAGCATTTTGTTTATTTTATCTTAACATTTCTTTTTATATGATGTTGATTGATTACCTAGCATACACCACCCTTTAACTTTTTAAACGCCTAAAACCTTTGAAAATCTTGCTTGCTTGCTTGATTAGATCAACTTTTTTCTTGTTTTTTTAGGTTTTATACCCCCTAGAGAGAGGATTTTGCTTGTGAGAGGTTGTGCACTAGCATTCCTTGCAAAGTATAAGTTAACGACTAACTAAATAGTAATAATTTAATACAGTATATGTAAGAATCAAGATTTTAGTTTATTCTCGTAAACGACTAATATCAGTAGAGATAGATATTATAGTTAAAGTATTACTTTAAGGTTAAAAATATTAGATTACAAATCCTAAATTTTGGTGGTTTTTTATTGATTTTTACCCCTAAATTACCTCTATGCCTAAATATGATTATCAATGCTTAGAATGCGACAAGATATTTGAGGTGGAACAGAAAATGGTTGATGATCCACTTGAAGAATGTTTATGTGAAAATGAGAAATTCTTAGTAAAAAGGATACCTTCTAAGCCATTATTGGTCATAAATGGTGCAGGTTCAATGCCTGATCGTAAATTATACAAAGAATTGGATATAGAATAATGTTTGACTACTGTTCACTAATAAAAGCAAATTGTTCCTTTGCTGCAAAGCAAAAAGAGATTACTTATTGTGGGTTAGCCACAGGAACACAGGTAGAAACCAGAGTAGATTATTTAAAAAATTGTCCAAAAGACAAATTGAAAAAAAAGAGGAAATAGCTATGCCGTATCACAAAGGAAAGAAAAAAAAGAAAAAGAAAAAAGGTAAGAAGAAATGAAAGTGAAAGCACCAAGAGGGTATCACTTTATGAAAAAGAAAGGGAAGTTTAAATTGATGAAGAATCCAAAAGGTGGATATAAAAAACACAAAGGTTCTTCATTAACAATGAATATGCCTGTTGTCAAAAGACATTCGTAATGAAAGAAAAAAGTATATTTAGTAAAGCCAATGGAGCTGGGAAAGGTGACGAACCTAGAATAGGCATATCCCAAAAGAAATGGGAAGAACGCTGGGAAAAGATATTCAGACATAAAGGGGTAAGTAAAGATATTTTCAAAGATAAAAAATGAGAAAGTCATTATTTAACGATCGCACCAGGAAGTCAAATGGAGCAAAAAAAACACGACAAGGTATGAGCAGTAATACTAAGTATGGAACGAAAGGTTCTAAGAAATATTATAAAAAGAAATATAGAGGACAAGGTAAATGAGCAATATCGAGTTAAAGAAAGCCAATCAAATGGCTGCTATTGATTTAATGATACACAATCCTGATTTAAATAAAAAACAGTTAGCCGAGCAAATAAATGTAAGTCATAGAACGATACAATCTTGGTTTGCTGATGATCGCTTTGTTGATATGTATTATAAAAAGTATATGGTTTCTTTTAATGCAAAACTCCCAATGGTATTAAATAGTATGATTCGTGAAGCAGTTGAGGGGAATGTCCAAGCAGGGCGTCTGGTATTAGAACATTCAGGGAAACTAGTTAAAAACATCAATGTAACCGTAGATAGTCCATTCGAGAAGTTCTTAAAAGCAGAGGAAATAGACGCAAAAGATATTATAGACGCTGAAAGCGAAGAGGTTGCAGAAATAATAGAAACCCTTCCAGAAAGAAATCCAGAAAACGACAAACCTAAAAAGCGTAAAATAAAAGAAAAGAAAGCAGTAGAAAGAATTAAAGAAGGTAAACCACCATCTAGGCAAAAGAAAAGAGAAGATAGAGCTAGTAGATACGCACTATTACAACGAGCTAAGAAAGTTGGATTAGAACCATTGCCATCAAGGCGACCGACTGCAAGTGAAAAAAGAAAGTGGTTAGAGAAGTTAGCAGAATTAGAAGCTAAGCAATCCCATACTCATCAGGCATAACATCATACTCTTCAAATATTTCTGACATTTCCATTGAGATATAAGCTACATCTAATAAATCTATATCTTGTGATGTGATTTTTTTAGCTGGAGCAACTTTAGAACAAACAAATCCTAACAAATCGTTATTGGCTTCAGATATTCTTTTTATCTGTGAAACCATCTTAAATATCTCTTTTATTAAATCGTCCATATTATAGTTTACGCATACTTGTTGAAAGATTCCTTATAAAATCGTCCAAAAACTCATCTACTTCAGTTGCAATCTTTTCTTTTACTATATCAAATGCTTCTTCATCAGAGGTGTAAAAGAATTTTCTTTGTGGTACTTTTCCATATTTTCCTTTATAGCCACCCTCTTTTAAGTGTGGTTCGTATTGTTCTTCATTTGTACCATAGGAAACTTTCATTTCATTAGTATTTGTTTTAATAGAGCTTCTTGAATGTAAACTTTTTTTCAAGTTTCCAGTTCTGTCCATAATAGGACGATTAGGACGATCAGTAATTAGTACATATTTTTCGCTTAATGTTTGAAAATTGCTACCATCAATATTTTTTTCTTTTCTAAAAGTATCTCTTACTTTCTTTTTTGCAAAGTCAGCTATTCGTTTTAGTCTTTTGTTTACTAATTGCTTTATAACTCTAGCTTGGACTTTGTGAAAGTTAAAATTAACTTTGTTGTTGATCTTGACTATCATCTTCTACTATCTCTACTTCATTCATTGATTTATTATCTGCAATTACTTGTATAGCATCTTCAATAGTTAAATCTCTATTTTCATCTGCTAATAGTTCTGCTTGTGTAGTTAAGTTATGTTTTAACTTGTATTCATTCAACATAATCTTATCTTGAGTAGTCATAGGATATTCAACTTCAGAGAAATCTACTTTAAACTCAGATGGTTTTGGTAAACCTAAGCTGTTTATTTCTGATAAAGCATATTCTACTTTATAGAAATCTTTTTCGTATTGACGATATAATTCTTTGTCATCTATAAAATCTTCGTGGCGTTCTAAGTCTTTAATCATTAAAGAAATACCACTTGGCACTTCCCCACCTGATTGTGCAAAAGTAACAAACAAGTGATTGTTTAATGCAACTAACTCGATTTGCCACTTAATGTTTTCAATAACATCTCTTACATTTCCTTCTGGAGATACAATGTCGTAATTACTTCCTTCTGGCAATGTTAAGATTTCATCTGATCCTGCTCTGACATTTGCGTTATCTGATATAAGTCCAGTTACAACTGGCTGTCCAAACATTTGGAATCGTAATCCTAATTGCATTTCAGTCATTGTAATATTGATATGTTCATTAGCAGATACCAAGTCTGATGCACCTTCCACAAAGAAAGAATCTAATTGTTCTTCTCTGTGTGAAAAAACAAAAGGCAATACACCAAGATTGTGTTGTATTTCTTCAATGATGTTTCCATTGTCATCAAATTTAATATGTAATTCACTATCCCAATAAGCATACATTAAATCATCTGTATCAGATAAATCTGCGTGTCCGTGCATCATAGGATATACAATAGCTTGTGGTCTGTATGGATTGTCACCAAAGTATGGCTCAAAATAATAAATAGGACGATATTCAAATCGTTCTTCCATTTCATCATACATAACATAAGTTGCACAAGTACCAAGCAAACGAGTCATTCGTTCCATTTGTTTCATACGAGCATTCTTAACTGATGACAACTCTACATACTTGTCATTGACATTTCTCTTAGCACCAATAGTATAAATTTTTGACATACGATTTACAAACTTCTTTACGATGTTTGTATTGTAATGTGGAATTTCCTGGAAGGCGTCAGACTTAAAATATCCCTCTATGTATTGATCTGTTAAAGAACCAGAATAATAATCTAAAAACTTTCTTACTTCTTCTCTTCTAGCTTTCGCTTGTTCTTCTTTAAAATTAGTTAATGAATCTTTTATAATCTCTTGTGGGGTTAAAACCATTTAGCGTTCCTTTTATCTTGGTATTCTTCCAACGAAATTACTTCTAATTGGAAATCTATTCAAGATAAAATATCTGAAAGCATCGCAGCCGTGTTCATAGAAGCCATCTTTGATAGGATTGTTAGAGATAGCTTTCCCTTCTACTGCTTCAGGAAATCTATATCCTTCAAAATCTTCTGCAATACCTACACATTTTTTATCTATTTTTATTCTTCTTAAACCATCTGCATTTTCAAAAAATCCACGACAATAACTAACACCAGATTGTATATCACGAGATAGTTTGTCCATTCTATATTCTACAAATATTCCGTGTCTGCGAAAAATGTGAATATCTCCTAATCCAGATTGTCCTTGTACAAAGCTACCAGCAGGATCGCCATAGTAAGTAATTACTGGATAATTCTTTTTCTTAATCATTTCAGCTAATTTATCGGTTGGTATATTTCGTTCGTGAATTATTTCATCAATAATATTAATATGCCAATTACCATCTTGCTTGAATGTTTGAAACCATAATACTGATGGCATTCTAAATCCAAAGTCCATTGAACAATAGGTAGGTAAGTTTTCTTGGTATGGAACATCTCCCATATCTTTTTCTCTATCAAATGGATATACTCTTCCTTCCATTGATGTAAACTTAGCTGCAAACTCTTGGTCAAATAATTCTTTGGACATATTTCTTTTTCGTTCCTGGATAAAAGAATCTTTCTGTCCTTCTGGAAACGCATATTGATTTTCCCAACTTGGAGATTGCTGTGAATACCATTGAGGATCTGTTTGTCCTAATAAATATAAATCATATATCCAATTAAATCCTTCTGGTGTAGTAATAAAGATTGCTTTACCTTTTCTATCTACAAGCGTTGGAGATAAATACATATCCCATATTCTTCTTGGCATTTTTGCTGCTTCATCAATAATTAATAAATCTACACCTTCTCCAACTAGGGAGTCTGGGTTTTCGCAAGACATACCTTCTACTGTTGTTCCCCATTTAAACTTTATATACTGTTCTTTTTCAGATGCTCTATCAATATCGTTTGCTTTACCTGCTACCATATCTTTCCAGATTTCTCGGAACATTAATCGTGATTTTTTGTAAGATAATCCTACTAACCATATTTTTTTATTAGGTTGTGCTGCGTAAAATTCTGCTTCACGAAATGCTGCAGTAGTCTTTCCATATCTTCTACCACAGATGTTTACGAAATAAGATGCGTCAGATTTGTCTGGAAAATGCAATTTCTTTTGCCCTTCGTGTGGCTGATATTGCATATAATCGAACCATTTTTGCTTGAACTCAAACTCTTTTATTTTCTTTGACATTCTGATTGTCATTAATTTAATTCATATTTAACTTAATACCATATAATAATCCACTTAAGGAGTTAAAATGTCTGAAGAAACGCAGAATACAGCCGTTGAGGAAGCTGTAAAAGAACCTCAAGTCAGTCAAGACGAAAAAAAGACACAAGAAGCTGTTCCATATTATCGTTTTCAGGAGCTAGTGAAAGAACGAAATGAATTAAAATCACAAGTTCAAGAAGTAGCAACTGCACAGGAAGAACAGCGTAAAAAGACCTTAGAAGAGCAAGGCGAATACAAAGCTCTATTAGTTGAGGAACAAAATAAGAATAAAGATCTTGAAGCCAAGTTTAATGAGGTTAATGAATCTTTTTCTAATTATGTGAATCAAGAAAGAGAATCTCTTCTAAGTAAAATTCCTGAAACGAAAAGAGAAAAATTTGAGAAGGTAGATGATTTATCTCTTTTGCGTGACATAGTTACTGAGTTTGATAAAAAAGCTGGAGTCAATGTCGGACAAGTTGAAAACAAAGTGTCCGTAGAAAAGTTTAAGGGTAATCCTTTTTCTGATATGGATTCCAACTCCAAGCGTAGAGATTCGCATAAGAGTTTGATAAGTCATTACCTTAAAAAGAAATAATCATTTTAACTTTTAAGGAGAGTAAATAAAATGGCTGACGGAAATGTAACAATAACAACCGCCGCATCGTTTATTCCTGAAATGTGGAGAGATGCTATTCTTGATTATGCTGAAAGAAAATTTCAGATGAGAAATCAAGTATTAGACTTCTCGTCTATGTTAGCAGGTGGTGGCGACATTCTAAATATACCTAAGGTTACTGAAGAAACTGCTGCATCTAAAAGTGCAGGAACTGCAGTAACATATACTAACAATACTGACGGAGTTATCCAACTCGCAGTCGATCAACATCACTACGAAGCTAAAAGAATCGAGGACATCGTAAGAGTTCAAGAATCTGCTGATCTATTTAATGCTTATGCACAGTCAATGGGTTATGCCCTAGCTAAAAAAGTAGAGAACTATCTTGCTTTATTAGTACAAGGTGCTACTGGTAATGATGTGTCACTTTCAAGTGACAACACTTTCACTACTGCATTAATCAGAAGTGGTTTACAAAAACTTCTTGATGCAGGACACGATTACACAGATGGAGAACACTACTTCTATTGTTCACCAGCTGCGTATATGTCACTATTATCTTTAGGCGACTTCACAGAAGCACAAAAAAGAGGAGATGCTGAAAATCCTCTAGCTTCAGGAAGAATCATAAACGCTTATGGATTAGAAGTGTATGCAAGTACAGACTGGGACGATGACGGTGGTAGTGGCGATGAAACTGCTACAATCTTCAACAAAAACTCTGTGTACTTTGCACAGCAGTTAGCTCCAAGAGTTCAATCATCTTATGATATTGATCACTTGGCAACTTCTGTTGTAGCTGATGTTTTATTTGGAGCTGCTTTATCACACGCTGCAAGTTCAACAGCAATGGGTGTTGTTAATTTCAACAATGCGTAATAGTTAATTAGGGGAGCTTTATGCTCCCCTTAACTAGGAGATATTATGGCGAATTTTACATCAACGCATACTGGAAGTGTAGTCGATGCAGCAGTAACTAAGATTACTGCCACTTCTTCATCTGCAACTGAATTAAACATTTTAGACGGCGTAACTGCAACTACAGCAGAATTAAACATTCTTGATGGCGTTACAGCAACAACTGCAGAAATAAATATTTTAGATGGTGTCACAGCGACTGCTGCTGAAATTAATATACTAGATGGCGTAACATCTACTGCTGCAGAGTTGAATATTCTTGATGGGGTAACATCAACTGCAGCCGAGCTAAATGTATTAGACGGATATACTGGTAGCGTTACAGAATTAAACTATTTAGATACTTTACACGCCACAGGCGTAACATCAACTGAATTTGATTACCTTGATGGCGTTACTTCTAACATACAAACACAATTAGATGCAAAAATAGAAGCAACTCTTACTTCTGAACAAGTTCAAGATATAGTAGGAGCAATGTTTTCAAGTAATACTGAATCAGGTATTACAGTTTCTTACGAAGATGGTGATGGCACGATAGACTTAACAGTAGCCACACAATCAGATAATAATTTTACAACCACACTTTTAAATAAATTAAATGCAATAGAAGCGAGTGCAGATGTAACAGATACTGCTAATGTAACCTCAGCAGGAGCATTAATGGATTCTGAAGTTAGCAACCTTTCTTTTGTAAAAAGTTTGACAAAAGGTATTAGTGATGGAAATGTTTTAACAGCTAATGATGCAGTTGCAGATAATGATTTTCTTAGAATTGATGGAACAGAAGTAGAAGGTAGAACTGCAGCAGAAGTAAGAAGTGATTTAAATGTAGAGGACGGAGCTACTGCAGATCAGACAGCTTCTGAAATAAAAACTTTGGTTGGAAATGCTAGTGACTCAAATGTATTTACAGACGCTGACCACTCTAAGTTAGATGGTATTGAAGCAAGTGCAGATGTTACTGACGCAACAAATGTAACGGCTGCTGGTGCATTAATGGATAGCGAACTAACAAGTATTGCAGATGTAAAAGCACTAGATCAGTCAGTAGTAAGTGGAGCAACACCTACATTTACAACTACTAACTTTACTGACGCTTCTAATAAAAGATTTATGACTGAT